GTATTTACAAATAAAATATGTTTCGGAAAAGAGATTTTTTTGGCTGTAAAAGCAAATGATTTATTTGATGCGGCTTTTTATCAATTAGCTAATATGTTATACTTACCAGAGGAACAAATAGCAATATGTCCGATATGCCATAGATTTTTTATACGGAAAAATGCCAATCAAAAATATTGTCATAATACTAAAGTTGTTAATGGAATAGAAAGGCGAACTTGTTATGCTCAAAAAATGTATAAGAGAAATCAAAGCAGAAAGGAATCAGAATAATGAATGTTGTAATATATGCTCGTTTCAGTTCAAGTGGACAGAGAGAAGAAAGTATTGAAGGACAAGTTAAGGTTTGCACAGAATATGCAGAAAATAATGATTATACGGTAATCGGAACATATGTTGACAGAGCTTTAACAGGGAGAAATGATAAACGACCAGATTTGCAAAGACTGCTATCAGATAGTAACAACAACAACTTTCAAGCTGTTATTGTATATTCTATAGACCGTTTTGGACGTAATTTGCAGCAGTGCTTAACTAATGAAAATAAATTGAAACAAAATGGTGTAGCCCTATTCTCTGCAACTGAACATTTTACAAATGACCCTGCTGGCATCTTCTATAGGAATTTGATGATGGCTCATTCTCAATATTATTGCGATGAATTATCTCAAAAGATTCGTAGAGGTATGGATATAAACGCCGAAAAATGCCTATCTACGGGTGGAAATATCGCATTGGGGTTTAAGGTGGATGATAAAAAGAACTTTCAAATCGACCCAGATACCGCCCCTATCGTCCAATATATTTTTGAAAGTTATGCAAGTGGAAAGACTGTGACTGAAATAATAAATCAATTAAATTCACAAGGATTAAAAACATCAAGAGGAGTTCCATTTAATAAAAATTCCCTTCATTCAATGCTGAAAAATAAAAGATATATTGGCATTTACACATATAAGGGAACTGAAAAAATTGGAGGAATGCCACGAATTATTTCAGATGAATTATTTAATAAGGTGGCTGAAATTATGAATAAAAACAGAAAAGCTCCCGCAAGAGCGAGAGCTAAGGTCGAGTATTTACTTACGACAAAAATATTTTGCGGCTATTGTAAGGAAATGATGACAGGCTTTTCGGGTACTGGAAAATCAGGAAAAGTGTACAGATACTATGTGTGCAATGGTACAAAGAAAAAAGCTTGTAAAAAAAAGAAGGTAAATAAAGAGTATATTGAGGATTTAGTGGTTAACGAATGTCGAAAACTTCTAACAAATGAAAATATCAAGAAAATTGCAAATAGTATTTCTAAGATAAGCGAATCCGAAAAAGATACAGCCCATTTAAAATTTCTCAAAAAGGCTTTATCTGAAAATGAAAGAAAACATAAGAACGCTCTAAATGCAATTATAGAATGTGACCTTGAATCTGTAAGAAAGTCATTATATGAACAAATACCTATTTTGGAAAAGGAACATTCCGAATTACAAAAACAAATAGCTTTAGAAGAAAAGAATTTCCCAGTGCTTACAGTACCAATGGTGCATTTCTTTTTGAGAAAGCTTAAAGACGGCAATGTTGATGACATAAAGTACAGAAAAACCCTTATCAACGTCTTTATTAATAAAATCTATCTGTACGACGATAAGCTTACTATTATTTTTAATTCGGGAGATAATCCTGTTACAATCAATGATTTCCTCTTATCTGAAATTGAGGATAATTCAAAAAAAGCGGAGGGTTTGTTTTTGGATGGGGTTGCTCCACCAATCGAATCATTATATGAACACCTTAGTTCACCTTCACGCGAAGAAAATGAATTGTTGTGTTCGTATTGCGCTATATTTTTTCCACCATCAAGGTATCACAATTGATACAATGTAGGAAATGCACTCACAAAAGTGGGTGCATTTTTCTATGCTCAAAACCAGCTGATAGCAAACGGTTACTGAGGGTGGATGCAAATTTTACTGATTTAACATCTTAAAAATCAAACGATTATAGGGTCGGATGCACCCATCGTTTGCTATCAAGGAAATTCCCATGTTTTACACAGAAAAATACCCTCGACAGTTTTTACACTGACGAGGGTACCTACTAACTTTAAACAGTCAGCAGGACAATGCTTATTGGTTCAGTAATTCACGTTTCATCAGACAGAGATCAAATACGTCCAGTCTTTCATCCTCACAAAGATCAGCTGCTTTCCAGTCAGCAAGTGTTGCATCGGGAACAGCAAGCAGCCATTTCTGGAGTGCAACTACATCGGATACATTAAATATACCGTCTGCATTCACGTCGCCTTTTACAGGCAGGGTATCAATTGGTATAAATGTTATGCCATATGTTTCTGCATACTCTTCCGCTGTAGAGTACTGATAGCCATAGATTCTGTCCGAAGGAATGGTATTTCGATAGTCATAAATCTCGCAGTCCGGATTATGGATTGTAACAGATTGCAAATTGCAACAGTTCTCAAAGGCAACAATATCCACACTTGTTACACTTTCAGGCAATATCACAGAGGTAAGCTGATAGCAGTCACCGAACGCCCAGGTTCCGATACTTGTCATGCTATCAGGAATGGTAACAGAGGTGATGTTGTCATAATATCGGAACGCCCAATCGCCGATACTTGTCACGCCTTCTTCAATGATGACTTTCGTGATGTCGTCACGATACCTATCCCACAGAGGAGCTGCTGTGAAAGAATAATCCGTCATTTCACCCGTACCGGAAATTGTAAGCACACCGTCCAGATACTTCCAAGTGAGCGATTCGCCGCAGGTGCCGATATTGCACTCCACGAATTTCCTGCCATACTCTTTCGCATAGCTTTCCGCTGTAGAGCCTTTGTACCCGTAAATCACAGAACCAGGATACAGTGTATCTTTACCAGGATACTCTGTATCTTTCGCATCATAAATCTCACAGTCAGGATTTTCAATTCCGACAGAATGCATCGTTTTGCAATCCTCAAAGGCTAATCTATCGATGGAAGTCACGCTCGCAGGAATTGTAAATGATCTGAGTACGTAGCAATTACAGAACGCAAGGCAACCGATGCTTGTCACGCTGTCGGAGATGGTGAGGGTTTCAAGATTCACACAATCTTTAAAGGCGGCATCTCCGATTCTCGTGACGCCATCATCAATGATAACATTTACAACCTGTTTCTTGATATCATACCACTTATACCACTTAGGATTATACGAATCGTAATCCATAATTGCACCATGACCTGAAATCGTCAGCGTGCCGCCCGCAAATATCCAGTTTACATTATCACCGCAGGTACCGCTTAACAGCTCATTAAAATCTCTGTTATATGCTTTCGCATAACTTTTGGCTGTAGAGCCGTCATAACCATAGATCTCAGCATTTCTGTAAATGGTATTCTCGCCATCGAAAATTTCGCAATCAGGACTATTGATGGCAATCGCTGTAAGACCGATACAGCCGGCAAAGGCAGAATCTCCGATGCTTTCCACATCGCCGAAAATCACAACGGAGGTAAGTGCCGGACAGTAGCCGAATGCATAATAGCCGATGCTTGTAATATTTTTCGGAATGATAATGGAACTCAGGCTTTCACATCTTCCGAATACTCCGTCATTAAGAACCGTGATGCTGTCGGGAATTCTGATATTATCTAGCGAATCACAGCTGTAGAATGCGTAGTTGCCAATATTTGTCAGACTATCAGGAAGATTGACAGTTTTCAGTCTGGTACAGGAGCTGAATGCAGATGCTCCGATATCGGTCACCGTGTCAGGCGTATCAAAGGCTCTGAGAATACTGCATCCAGCAAAGGCATCGTCACCAATGCTGACCAGTCCCTTCGTGGTATTGACCTGAATCAGACTTTCACAGAGCTGGAACGCACCAGTGCCGATTTTCTCCACACTCTGCGGAACGGTGACGGATATCAGCTTGTCGCAGCTATAGAATGCGTAATCACCGATAGTTGTCACATTGTCGGGAATGGTATAACGTTTTTCGCTTTTTCCTCCCGGGTAGAGGAGCAGTGTGGTTCTATCCTTATTATATAATATGCCATCACTGCTTGTGAAGTAAGGATTGCCTGTATCAACGGCAATGGAAGTAAGAGCATCACAATCTACAAACGCACCTTCGCTGATGCTTTTCATGCTCGACGGAAGCTGAACGGAGGTGATGGCATTTGCTATTCTGAACGCATCCTTACCGATGCTTGTCACGCCCTCCTCAATCACAACCTTCGTAATATCAAGCCGGATATCCGCCCATGGATAATCGGAGTAGTACGCTCCTTCCATCATAGTACCGGTACCTGAAATCGTCAGAGTACCGTCTACGAATTCCCATGTAAGGCTGTCACCACAAGTACCAGATGTGGTAGATACAGCCTCTGCAATTGTTGTACTCGTCATAAACGGCATCATTGGTAAGCTTGAAAATCCAATACATAATGCGATTGGAACGGATAAAAACTTATTTATCTTCATGGTATCCCTCCTTGTGCCATTTTTGCTAATATTATACCATACTCCAAGAAAAAACACAAGCAAAATTCGCTCTACCAATTGTATTAGATCAGCAAAGCAACCGACAGCTACGTCGCTGTGCAGCTTCTGGAACAGGGACAGCAGCTGGACACGGAAAACATCAAACGCATGGCAGAACTGGTAGAGGGTAGTTTTGTCTTTACAGTCCTCAGAAACGACAATACGCTGTTTCTGGTGAAAGGCAATAATCCGTTGACTTTGTATCATTTTCCTGCACTGGGATTGTACGTTTACGCCAGCACAAAAAGCATTTTGGACAATGCTCTGCAAAAAGTCCACATAGCAGAAAAAGCTTGTGAGATTGAAATATCCGAGGGCGAAATCATCAAAATATCCCCGTGCGGCAATCTCCATAAGAGCACATTTGAAATGCAGGACTACATCCACTCACTGTTCAACCCATACAATTGGAATCAACTGGACTATGCAAAATGGTGGATGGAAGATGAGCGGGAAGAACTGTTGTTGGAGTACTGCGGCACATTTGGCGTTTCGGAAGAAGAAGTAGAATTGTTGCTGGAAGTCGGTTATGATCCGGATGAGATCGAAGAACTGCTCATGGACACAGCGGCAATGGAAGAAGCAATTATCGAGGCAAAAGCACTGTTACAGTGTGAAGCATAAATCAAAAATTGGAGGAATTTGACATGAAGGAATTTATCGCAGGACTGGTACTGACACTGGTGATCGGCGGCATTGGAATTGCCATTGAAATGCAGGAGCGGGAGGAGGTGAAGTACATCAATGCCGATTGCAATTGAAATGTTTCTGGCAGGCGTTGCCTGCGGCGTAGAGCTGCTGGCACTTGTCAAGAAGAGTAAGTGAGGAAAATTGTTCGTGGGAGGCTTGGCATGACGCTGAGTCTCTTTTTTTGAAACAAAATTGGAGGGAGAAAATGTTGGAAGAAACTACGATTATCAAAAGTAAAGCCATCTTTTCAGACGACAAAGAGCATCGTTTGCTTCTGCGGAAGGAATGGGACAGCGAGAAACCAACCGCAATGGTCATCATGATCAACCCCAACACGGCAGATACCGTCAACTTTGATATGACCACGATGTTGGTTCTGAATAACGTCAGTAAGTTGGGTTTTGGCAGTGTCAATATCGTGAATCTGTACAGCAGAATCATGGAGAAACTCAATCTCCGGTTCAACGGTGATGATGAACTGATTGCTGATGAAGCAGATGACGTGATTGAACAGTACGCTGCAATGAGTGATGCCATTATCATTGCCTGGGGCACGATCGGGAAGAATACTTTACGAGTGCGAGAACGGCAGAAATACCTGTTGGAATTGATAAAGCAGCATGCCAACAAGATGTACCAGATCGGAAAGAATGCCTGTCATCCGCTCACACCGGCAGTCCGAAGAGAATGGACATTAGAACCCTATGAAATGGAGGAGGCAGAATGATAAAAGTAACCAATTTACAGGAAATAAATTGCATTACAAACGCTGATTTGCAAATGCACATTCGGGAAAAAGCAGAAGCAATGATGCAGGAATATCAGGTGGATAATCTGGATGACATCGGCTGTTTTGTAATCCTTGAAAAAGAGGAATTTGCTTGCGTCCCGATGAATGAACTAGAGTTTATGGAAGTGTTGGAAATCGGAGCAGAAAGCTATCTGCACGGTGTCAGAATCATTGATGACAGCTATGGTGAAGACATCTATCTGCCCGTTGAGGTGGTAAGATGCTGAGTATACCAAAGGTTGCACAATACGCTCGATTCAGTTCGGATAATCAACGAAGTGAATCCATCGATGCACAGATACGAGCCATGAATCAGTTCTGTAAGCAAAATCACTGGCAGGTGGTTTCCACCTATACCGATGAGGCGAGATCGGCGACAACAGACAATCGACCGCAGTTTCAGCAGATGATCGCAGACAGCGGCAAGGGATTGTTTGACATTGTGTTGGTGCATAAGCTGGATCGTTTTTCAAGAGATCGTTACGACAGTGCCATCTACAAGAAGAAGTTAAAGAAGAACCACGTCAAGCTTTGCAGCGTGCTGGAACGCATGGACGATTCTCCGGAAAGCATTATGATGGAAGCCGTTCTGGAGGGCATGTCGGAGTACTACAGCAAGAATCTGGCACGGGAAGTTATGAAAGGTATGAATGAGACTGCTTTGCAGTGCAAACACACCGGCGGCTGTCCACCACTGGGATACGATCTGGATGAAAACCGACATCTGGTCATCAATGAATCGGAAGCACAAGCGGTAAGAATCATCTTTCAGATGTTTGCAGACGGCTACGGATACACAACTATCATTGATTATTTGAATGCCCATGGATACAAGACAAAACGAGGCAAAATGTTCGGGAAGAACAGTTTATATGAGATGCTCAGCAATGAGAAGTACACCGGCGTTTTTGTGTTCAATAAGGCAGCGGCAAGAACAGACGGGAAACGAAATAATCACGCTCAAAAGGAAAGCTACATCCGCATTGAGGGCGGTTGTCCTACAATCATCGGGAAAAAGCTGTTTGCACAGGTGCAGCGAATTAAGGCGAAGAACAGGCGAAACACAGGACGCTATCACAGCAAGGAGTTTTACCTGCTGACTGGAAAACTGGTCTGCGATGTCTGCGGCAAGCGGATGATCGGGAATCTTCGATTCAGCGGCAGGAGTAAGACACGGCTTGCTACCTACAGATGCAATACGCATCGTGCAGCTTGCAATAACAAGGAACTGAATAAGGACTACCTGGATGCGTACATTGATGTGCTGATCGGCGAAAGGCTGAAATCGAAAAATCTAAGGCGTGCTGTTGCTAAGGTGAATCAACAAGTGCAGAAATTCAATCACAATTTCGATGCCAACTATGAGGGGATTTCTGCACAGTATACCGAAGTGCAGGACAGCCTTGCCAACATCACAAGGGCAATCGAAAAAGGCATTTTCACAGATGACTTGCTCCAGCGAGCAGAGCAGCTGGAAAACGAGAAAGCGAAACTAGAAACCAGACTGCATGAGCTAAAGCTGCTGGAGCCTATCGCCTATGAAGATGTGGCGTACCTGCATACCCAGTGGAAAGAGCTAAAACGAAATACCGAAGAGTTCCGCACGTTCATTCAGCAGTTTGTAAAGGCAATTCATGTGCGACCCTATGATTTCGACATTGTGCTGGATATGGGGTTTGGCGTAGTGGAGTTGACGGAGACCATTCCCATGCGGCGAGGCGAGCTGTACGAGATGTTTGATTCCAAAGTAAAGGAGCAAAGAATATGTTTGAAAAATCAAAAGGCAGATACCTGACACGAGGCGTGGATGCGGAAATACCGCTGTACTTGCAAATGTTTCTTTGGAATGCAGTGGACAATATGCCCCATCCGAAAGACTACCTGCAGGTGTTTCGGCTTAGCGAGGAGAACGGTTTGCAGATCGTGCACCATACCTCGGAGCAGCCGCAGTTTGAAATGACGTACATTGCGGAGGCAGAAAAGCCGGTCACAGCAAAGGTGTACATCATTGATGATGGAGAGCACTGCACCATGCTGTTGGCGGAAGAGTACTGATCATAAAACAAGTCCAAATGAACATAAAAATCCCAGTCACAATTTCATTTTGTGGCTGGGATTTTTTTTGCTATGAAGAACTGATGGCTTCTTTACTTTTTGTATTATCCGTGAATAAACTATGGAAACTCCTTGAGAAGTTTCGGATGGAACAGTTCCTTATATACGCATTTCAATCAATGCAGAAATAAGGAGGTTCCTATCATGGAAAAAAAGCAGGCAATTGAAGAAAGATTCGCCATATTACACAACGAGGTTTATTGTCTAATGGCAAATGCAGAAAAGAACGAGTTTGATCCGGAGGTTGAACTGCCAGTACTTAATGAAATGCCTATTGATCTCAAAAAAATCTACAATTTGTCAAATCGGGAAGATACTTTTGAGAACAGGAGGCGAAGAGAAAAACGCTGCAGCGTGTTAATGAAAAAATTGGAAGATGGCGATTTTAAGGAGGTAAAAAAGGAAATCAAATCTCGTTACTTTAGATCGATCAATGCAATATCCGTGGACATAACGGATCTATCAGATGATCTTCAGTGCAGATGCTGTGAAAAGACGGTAAGAGAAAAAATGCGTCTTTGTTTCGACTTGGTGAAATACAAAAGTGTTAAGAGGATTCCTTTTGCAATGATGAATGATGTGGCTGACCTTATAAATCAGTGGCTTGATTATGCAAAGGCGCTTAAAAAATGTGCTAAGTCAACAGAAAATATCTTCGATCATTTGAAAACGGACGAAGTTTTACTGGTGTACCGTACCTATCTGTTTGTAAAAAAGATCATTCTGGTTGAATGCACAGATAAGGCAGATTACGATGCAAAAGTTGCTGAACTCCATAAGAACAAAAATCTGTGTGCTGTTTATGCTGCTGCACGGGTATTAAGCCACTTTGATAAATCAGCGTTAGGAGACATACCATTCGTTCGGTAAGAAATTCGCAAAAACTTGCATTAGACAATGGTGGTGCAGAATGAGATAATAGTGTGTAGCAAAGGAGGTGATGGAGCCGCCATTTGTTCGGCAAAATTTCCACGAAAATTTGGGATAGGCAATGGCGGCGTAGAATGTGATAATTGTTATAGCAGAAAGGGGTGATGTACATGTAAAAAGCAGTATTTCATATTTCAAAAAAACTATTTACTAAAGGAGATTTTTTATATGGCAAGATATGTTAATGGGTTAACCGGAAAGAAGTATGCAAAAATCACCAATGATAACGAACGCTACATCGATATGGGTGAATTCAGTGAGGTGGTCGCTGATGCTAGGCAAACTGGGTGCATTTCTATCATATGTACCCAAGGATGCAAAAGATTGAAGTTAAATAAGGAACTTTGCACAGCACTGGAGGAGCCGTCCTGTGTGAAGATCCTCCTTGGTAAAGACAAGATTGCAATTGTCCATGTAGAAGAAGGTGCCCCCAACGCATTCGCTGTTGGGAAGGGCGGTGTGCTTTATAACACTGACTTGGTAAACCGCATCGTAGCTTTAGCCAAAGGCATTGATTTTCCAGAAAATGCCTCTACCCGTTGCGAACGGCTGGAGCAACTACAAGAAGATCAGGACGGCAATCTAGCTGCGATCATCACCCTCTAACCTAACGGATTTTTTCAAATAATTCATTGCTGCCGCAGCTCCACGCCGGGGCTGCGGCAGTTTTTGTGAAAAAATGGAAAGGAGAAATTTTATGGGTGTACGAAAACTATCACGTACCGCCGGGACTCGGAAAGAGATGTCAGCGGAAGAGTGGGAACAGATCCTAAACAGCATGGAAACGTTCGGCATGAAGTCGCTTTCATCTGATCAGCTGCAGCAGCTGCAATACAAAGAAAACTGCTACCCTGTCATTCCGGTACCGAACAAGTTCCTTTTGCTTGCAGTTCACTCCACCCGCTTTGCCGGTTTGGTCTGGCTGTCCAACTGGTTTCTGGTGGACTCCACTTATCGAGATAAATACAACGAGTACCATGTACGCCTCAGCGTCAACGGCAGTCTTGTCGATGTAGATTATGACCTGCTGTATCCCAAGGAAGTCACGAAAATTTCGAAATACGGTCTCATTTTCAACTTTGATCATGCAGATGCTTTCAGCCGATACCTGTTCCGCTGTATCACAAAGCTGGAAATCGAGGAACAGTACTGCGGTATGGGATTTATGATGAAAGAGGAAAAATTGCAATTTATAGCATATGAAGAAGGAGCGAAGATCTTGCAGTACACAAAAGCTGTTCCCATGGAGGTGTACACAGAAGGATTGAACCGGCTGCTCACCAACACTGCTGTCATGTTTGCTCTTTGCTGCAGCTGTGCTTCCCTTTTTCTGGCGTATCTCAGCATACAGTGCGGCATGGCATTACAGTCATTTATTATTTCCTTTTACGGCAGGACAACAACTGGAAAGAGCACTGCACAAGCATTGATGGCTTCGGTGTTCACGAACCCGAATGACAAGAAGATCTATATTCCTTTTTTCGGTACGTTAAATGCCATCGTCAGAAATTTTGCTCAAAAATTTGGGATACCTCAGATTTTTGATGAAGCGACTGTATCGTCAGGTGTGAACATGGAAAATCTGTTTTATACAGTGACGCTGGAACAAGATAAAAGCCGCTGTAATACCAATGCTGACCTGCGGGAACCGGATACCTGGAAGCTGATCATGATCACGTCTTCGGAGTGCCGGCTTCTGACCGATGCACACATGCACAACAAGGGCTTGGATGCACGTCTGCTCAGCTTTGAACTGGCATTTACTGACAGCCGGGAGCACAGCGAAAAAATCCATGACTTTTGCGGAAAACAGTACGGCATTCTGGGAAAGAGGCTGTCTGAATACTTACTGGAAGCAGAACCTGAAACCATTCAGGCAAAGTACGAGGAATGCAGAACCGCTATGAGGGATGCCATTGCAGAAACAGAACATTTTGATCTTACCGAACGGCTGATCAATGAATATGCACTGCTCCTTCTGGCAGCAAGGGTCCTTTCTGATCATGGCGTAGCGATGGACGTGGAAGGGATCACAGCCATTCTGACAGAGAACCATGAATCGATCCGTGAGAAAACGAATGTCGCTGACAAGTACTATCAGCATCTGGTGACCTATGCTGCAATGCACCCGTACCAGGAGGGCATCAAGAAGAATGAAGCCAATCATACAGTCGCATTCATAGATGAGCTGTGTCTACGAATCTTGTCAGAATACGGGGCTTCCAACACTGATCTGGTAGTAAAAGAATTGGATGCAGCCGGCTATCTGCTTCGGCGTAAGAAAAATGCCCTGAAAAATCGGAAGCGGTTTAACGGGACGCTGGTAAACTGTTATGAGATCATCCTGCCGGACGAGGGAACGGGAGATGACGATTGTATGACACTGGAATTTGTTTTAACACATTATGAAGGGTTAGATGAAGCATGAAGGCAAAGGAATTCGTATTTGATAGAAATTTCCTAAAACATACAAATTACAAAAACGGCTGCCATGTCTATACCGGCATGGAAACCGTATTAGATAAATCAGGGGCAGAACTGCCCGAAAGCGTGATAAAGCTGCTCTACAGAATTTACGTAGAAACAGCAGAAAAACCGGAAGAAATGGATGAAGCATATTTTGTCTGAAGGGTGCGGTAAAGCACCTTCAGCTTAATATAGATAAGATGTTTTTTGAGAAAGGAATGATCGCTATGACGATGGATCGATCTGCACATTCCCGGCTCGCTGTGACGTACCGCAGGATCAGTTCTCTGAATCAGGTGGACAACAACAGCATGTGTGCGCAGGAACAGGCGATCAAAGATTACGCAAAGAAAAACCACTTAAAAATTGTGGAAGCCTTTCATGATCTGGCGAAGAGCGGTACTTCTGTGCAAAACAGAACGGGCTATCAGCAAATGATGGAATATCTGGAGAAGCATCCGGAAGTGACCTGCGTGCTGCTTCATCACCTTGACCGCCTTCACAGAAATGTCCGCAATCAGCTGAATGATATCTATACCCTGAAATGCAAAGGTATCGCTGTTGTTACCACAGACGGGCTGAATTCTATGGATGAGGATTGTATGTCAGAGATCCTTGATGAAGCCGCCTCTGCTGAAAAATACTCCCGAAGATTGAGCAAGGAAACAATGAAGGGGCTTCGGGTCAACGCAGAACAAATGCTTCATAACGGCGGACTTCCGCCATACGGGTATACAGTTGGTTCGGATAAGAAGCTCTATATTGATGAAGCCAAGGCACCGGCAGTCCGAAAGATGTTTGAGATGTATGCGGCTGGCATGAGTTACAAGCAGATCGCTCAATGGCTCGATGACAACGGTTTCACAACTGTGAAGGGTGGTAATTTTAAAAGCACCTCCATTAAAACGATTTTGGAGAATGAAAAGTACTGCGGCACATACTTCTGGAACAAACGGGCATCCAAAGATTTCCGTGGGATGCGGAACAGCCATCAGCAAAAAGAGGACTACTATCAGGTACACGGAGCAATAGAGCCGATCGTAAGCGAGGAACTGTTTGACAAGGTGCAGGAGCGGCTCCATGACAACAAGAACCGGATCTGCAACTACAACGGCAAGAATTATTATCCGTTTAACGGAAAGGTCTTCTGCGGAAAATGCGGCAAAAAGCTCAGCGGTCATGTGCAGTACAGCAGGACCAACAAAAACAACGACCTTGTCAAACAGTACCGGTTCAGCTGCAGCTGCCCTGCGGTAAAGACCGTAAACGAAAAGTATCTGGACGATATGGTCATCAACGGACTCCGGGCATGTATCTTCTCTCCTGAGAATTATGAGGAGCTTGTCGATAAGCTCAACGCATACGGCAAGATACAGGAACGTGTGATCGACCTGCAGATAGAGGTACTGCGGAGTGATAAGGAAAATGCAGAAAAACGGTGCAGCAATCTGATGGATATCGCTGAGAACGGAGATGGTACAAAATCCATCGTCGACAAGATCAAAAAACTGGATAAGCGGATGGCAAAGATCGACCGTCGGATCAGTGAATACGAGGCTGCCAAAAAGGTGTTTAAAGCGGAGGACATTGACCGGATCCGTGACAGATTTACAGAATATGTTATGGAAAACCGAAACGAGGACGTACTCGGCTTTCTGGAAGACACGGTCGATCGGATAGAGGTCGATGATACAGTTCGTGTACATCTCAAGAAAAACATTTGTGTGGATCGGGAGACCAAGAAGGGTTTCCGCCAGGAAAGGAGCATAAAAAAATGAAACAGATCACCATAGATATTGAAACGGCATCTGACGAGAATATCAAAGACTGCGGTGTATACCGTTATGCAGAGTCGGAGTGTTTCGACTTGCTGCTGATCTCTTACGCTGTGGACAATGGTCCGGTAGCAACCTGTGACATTGCCAACGGTGAAACATTGCCGGACGATGTTCGGAATGCACTCACAGACAAGACTGTCATCAAAAAGGCGTTCCATGTCAATTTTGAACGCATCTGCCTCTCTGTATATCTACGCAGAAAGTATCCGGAGATGCTTGACTTCAAGGACTCCACAGGCAGCTATCTGGATCCGGTATCATGGCAGTGTGACATGATACACTGCCGTTACCTCGGTATGCTGTCCTCACTGGACGACATGGGAAGACTTCTCCGGCTAAAAGAAAAGAAGATGGCAGAGGGCAAGGAGTTGATCCGATTCTTCTGCACACTGCACCAGGAAGCGGATGGAAGTATTTTATTTCATGATAAATCGGATGCTCCTAAGAAGTGGGAAAAATTCAAGGCATACAACCGGCGTGATGTGGAAGTGGAACTGAAAATACAGCGGTATCTCTCCGAATTTCCGGTACCGGAATTTGTGTGGGAGGAGTTCTACATCGATCAGGAAATCAATGACCGGGGCATTCTGGTGGATACATCGTTTGCGAAAAAAGCAGTTGAACTGGACGGACAGGTAAAGAAAGCACTTCTGCCGAAGCTCAAAGAGCTTACCGGACTGGACAATCCCAACTCTCCGGTGCAAATGAAAGAATGGCTGATGTGCAGGGGCATGGAAACGGATACACTGGACAAAAAGTTCATGCAGAAAATTTCCGGATCAGCTCCGGAGAAAGTACAGGAAGTGCTTCGCCTATATCAGCAGCTTTCCAGGTCTTCCGTTCAGAAATATACCACGATGCTTCGTGTTGTTTGTGCAGATGGTCGTACAAGAGGAATGTTCAGCTTCTATGGTGCCAACCGCACCGGCAGATTTGCGGGACGGCTGATCCAGCTGCAGAACCTGCCGCAGAATCATCTGGACGACTTAGCGGAGCTGAAGGAACAGATCAGGACCGGTGAATTTGATACCATAAAGGAAAATTATGATGACGTTCCGGATGTGCTTTCCCAGCTCATCCGCACAGCATTCATCCCGCCGGAAGGAAAGAAATACGTGGTCGCAGACTTCTCCGCCATAGAAGCAAGAGTCCTTGTATGGCTGGCAGATGAGAAGTGGCGAATGCAGGCATTTGCCAACGGTGAGGACATCTACTGTGCATCAGCGTCGAAAATGTTCGGTGTCCCAGTGGAGAAAAACGGTACAAACGGACATCTGCGGCAAAAGGGAAAAATAGCAGAGTTAGCTTGCGGTTACGGCGGTTCCATTGGTGCGATCAAGGCAATGGGCGGCATGGAATTAAAGCTTTCTGACGATGATCTGTTCAAACTGGTAGACGATTGGAGAAGCTCTTCTCCCAATATTGTAAAGTTCTGGGGTGATGTACAGCGTGCAGCAGAAAAGGTCATCACAGACCAGTGCGGCATGACCTGCGGTAAGTTACGTTTCTCATATGAATCCGGTATCTTCTTTATCGAATTACCCTCCAGACGCCGGCTTGCTTACGTAAGACCAAAGGTTGAGAAAGATGACAACGGCAAGAATATCATCACTTACGAGGGCATAGACAACAGCCACAAATGGAACCGGTTAAAGACCTACGGAGCAAAGCTTGTGGAGAACATCACACAGGGTGTGGCAAGAGACCTGCTCCTATATGCGATGCAGAACATGCAGGGCATGGAGATCGTCGGTCATGTACATGATGAAGTTATCATAGAATGCACGCCGGATGTTTCTGTGGAACAGGTTTGTGAGTTGATGGGACAAACGCCGGAATGGGCAGAAGGTCTGCTTTTACGTGCAGATGGATACGAGTGTGCGTTTTATATGAAGCAGTGAAATAAAGACTGCTCCATAACGGGAAAGCCTTGCAGAAATGCAGGGCTTTCCTTGTATCTTTTGGCAAAATATGATATACTACTAGTAAGGAAATCAGAGGAATAGAGGTGTCACGATGGCAGCGTACATTTGCATTGATCTGAAAAGTTTTTATGCCTCTGTGGAGTGCGTGGAACGAGGACTTGACCCGCTGAATACCAATCTGGTAGTAGCAGATGCCGGCCGAACGGAAAAGACGATCTGCCTTGCGGTCACGCCTGCATTAAAGCAGTATGGCATTCCGGGCAGAGCGAGGCTGTTTGAGGTAATTGAAACCGTGAGACGAGTCAATGCACAGCGTCTGCAAAGGCTGCCAAATCACGAATTTACGGGAAAATCCTGTCTCGCTTCGGAACTCGGTCAGAATCCGTCCTTGCAGTTGGATTTTGTCATTGCTCCGCCGCAGATGGCACACTATATGGAGATCAGTACAAAGATCTATGAAATCTACTTGCGGTACATTGCGCCGGAAGATATTCATGTGTATTCCATTGATGAGGTCTTTATTGATGCAACAGGTTACTTGAAAACCTATCACTGCACACCGCAAGAACTGGCGAGAAAAATGATCCGGGAAGTACTGCAAGAGACAGGCATTACAGCGACTGCCGGCATTGGAACCAATCTGTACCTCGCTAAGATCGCCATGGATATCGTTGCAAAGAAAATTCCTGCGGATGAGAATGGGGTACGAATCGCTGAACTAGACGAAATGTCCTACCGGGAAAAGCTGTGGAGTCATATCCCACTGACCGACTTCTGGAGAATTGGCAGCGGCTATGCCAGGCGATTGGAAAAGATGCAGATCTTTACCATGGGCGATCTGGCACGTTTTTCAGAGCATGGAGAAGACCTGCTGTTCCGGATGTTTGGCGTGGCTGCGGAACTGCTGATCGACCATGCCTGGGGGTATGAACCTTGTACCATGCAGGCAATCAAAAGCTATCGACCCAAAGGGCATAGCATCAGTCAGGGACAGGTTCTCCCTTGTCCCTACGACTTTGAGAAGGGACGGCTGATCGTTCGGGAAATGACCGAGCTGCTGGTGCTGGATCTGGTGCGAAAGAAAATGGTTGCAGATCAGATCGTTTTGATGGTGGGATACGATCACACCGGAATCCCGGAAACTTATCAAGGTGAACTGAAAAAAGAACGCTACGGCAAGAAAGTCCCCAAAGCTGCACACGGTTCGGTGAACCTCGGAAAGCAGACTTCTTCTACCAAACGCATCATGGAAAAAGTGCTTTCTCTCTACGACCGGATCGTTGATCCGGAATTGCAGGTGCGGAGAATGAGCATCACGGCGAATCATGTAATTCCAGAGGGCGAAGTGCAGGAAGAAGTGATGCAGTACAGCCTGTTTGATGATGTGGAAGCACAGGAACAAAAGCGAAAACAGGAGCAAGAGTCCTTGAAGAAAGAGCACCAGTTGCAGGAAGCGATCCTGAGTATCAAGGACCGCTACGGAAAAAATGCAATCTTGAAAGGCATGAATTTTCGGGAAGGTGCGATGACCATAGAACGAAATGAACAGGTTGGAGGGCATAAGGCATGAGAAACTGTCTTCACAAGCTAAAATCTACGCAACAGGGTTTGTAAATTGGAAATGATACAAATATTTTCTTGGTAAAAATTTTTAATTTCATAGTCCTTTGACAAACGCCTAGATCAAGTCATCCAACCAAATGTTCGTTCAACTACCCAACGAACAGGCTGAATTTCAAATTCATTTTTTATTCGCGGAAAAATATCAACTTTTATATTGTGAAAAATCTCAAACGTGTTTTTAAAAGTACCTCTGTATCCTTGATCGGCACAAACTCCAATAAGTGTGGGATAATGATATAAAGCTTTTTCAAGAGTATATACTCCTCCCTTGGTATCGTGAATGTTGCCGGCATGAACGTGCACACAAAGCAGATTTCCCATTGTATCTGTTACTATGTGTCTTTTTCTTCCTTTCGTTTTTTCCTCCATCATATCCACGTTTTTCAT